ACCTGCCGAGTTTTGCCATTCCTGCAAGTTAGATACCTGTGAGGCTTGACCTCTAATAACAGCACCAACCACGTTAGCGTTCAAAGGTCTAATGTTCGCAGTAGCAGTAAACCAAGTTGAGGTTCCAGCAAAGATTGCAGCAGAAGTTGTTATATCGCCAGATGAGTTTACGCTTGCTAAAACAGTTCCACTTGAGTTTTGCCAAGTCTGTAAATTGGCTGTCTGTGAAACCGAACCTCTTACAGAGATACCAACGTTAGCAGCACCAGCAGTCAAGATTCCAAGAATAGAGTTTGATACGCCAGAGTAAGGTGTTGCGAAACCTAAACCTAGAGAACCAGCAGATACATCCCCATTAGCGACAACCCTGAACTTTGCAGCAGATGTTGAATCCTGTGCCTGGAACAAGTCAGCAGTTTGAGATGCCACAGCTCTAACAGCAAGAGGGACAGTTCCCACAGCGTTATTAGTTACAAGTTGTCCACCAACTGAGAATGTGTTAGCAGTGTTCCTCTGTGCAATGTTTGTTAGATCTATACCAACAGCCTGTGTACCTGAGTTGTATGTGATTGGAGCAGTAGCTGTGACTACACCTGTATTGCCTTGAATACCCTGAGGTCCCTGTGGTCCAGTAGCACCAGTTGCTCCAGTAGGTCCCTGAGGTCCAGCAACACCGACAGCACCCTGCAAGTTGATTTCCCATGAACTGTATGTTCCAGAACCAGATTTATGTTTTAGATCTACGACTAGCGCACCTGTGGATTGGTTATAAGATACGACATCACCATGCATGTGATTGCTTAGGTCATACGCCAAGATAACTGTTTGAGCAGTTGAATAGTCCAAGCCAAGGTCATTAGTTATAGCTGTAATAGTTCCAGATGCAGCAATAGTCAAAGTTGAGTTTGATGTGGTGTGATACTTGTCTCCTGGCTGACCATTCAAACCTGTTGGACCCTGAGGCCCTGTTGGACCTGTCGCACCAGTAGGACCTTGAGCACCTGTTAGCCCTGTTGGACCCTGTGAACCCTGTGGACCCTGTGGACCAGTAGCACCCTGAGGACCCTGTTCACCACGTGCAAAATAAACCCTGTTATACAAGGCATCAGGAATAACAACTTTTACGATCATCTAACTATCTCTGGAGTTACGAGGACTTGTCCTCTGGCAAGGGTCAAAACTTTACCTGTTGAAGTCTGAGTCAATTCGACAGCCCAAACATAATCGGTCTTTACAAGTAGCGCAGTCTGAGCTGGAGTTAGTGAGAATGACACAGAGTTATCGCTAGTGTTCACAGTCGGAACAATGTCAATAATTGCAGCAGTGCTAGGGTTCTCTCTAACCTGAAGTTTCGCTACCCAGCCAGTAAGACTAAAAGCGACACCGTCAGAATCAGTAGGATAAAAGGAACAGTCACCAGCAACACTAGGGAAAGTGCTACCAGCAAGAATCTCAAGATTGAACTGCCCATCAGTTACAGTGTAGGTTTCACTCACTAGCAGGAACATCCTCAACAGGTGTCTCAACTACTGGAGCAGACTTCTCAGCCTCTAACGCAGCATAGTGATCTATACCCCATGAAGTAGTTACCTTTGGAGCCAATACAGGTTCTTTAGCCATTATTCTTTATCCTTTACCATCTTGTCGAATGAACTTTTCAACTTAGTGTATTCCTTATGAAGATTCAAATACTTATCACGCCATTGGTCAAGTTCTGCCTTTAGTGTGTTTATCTCAGATTTCAGTTCACGGTTGTTAGCCATCATCTCAGCTCGCAACTTTTCCTCCAGGCTAATGCTCTGGAATCTACGGTTAGTTAGATACTTGAACAGGCTAGATAGACCGGTAGTCCCCACAATGGCAGACAGTATCGCGATAATCATTTCAACAGTCATTAGATACCCCTCCAGAGACCGATGTTCATTTCCCAGTGGTTAGCGTCAATAAAGTGATTATGTCTAGTCATTAGGTATTGTTCCTGCAAGGTCGGTAAACCTGCACTAGCGAACTCTATTTGTAAAGGCTCCCCGATGTCTCTGTTCAAGATTAGGCTAGGGAACCCAGCGTCAGTAATAACAGGAATGCTTACCTGAACAATGGCTTTAGGGTTAGCAGCAGTAGCCACAGCTGAGGCCCATTGAGCGTAAGTCGATGATGGTGATACACCGTCAAAAGTGACTTCAAAGTCTGCAAGTTGTCTACCGTAGGCAGTAACAGATGAAGTGTTAGTAGAGGTAGTTTTGATGCCTGTCATGCCATTAGTCACACGTACCTGGTTAGCTATGTTGTCAGAGTTGTAAGCCAGTTGAATGTTATCCATGCAGACATGCAAGTCGGATGTGCTATGAATGTTTGAAACGGTAACTCTCAATGGATCCCATGCCAGAGACTTTTGGTTAGCAACATCTGTCCTAGTCATAAATTCCATAGCACCATTGGCAAAAGGTGAAGCCCAAAGCCAGCCAAGTTCAGCGTCTAAAAGATGTTCATAAATAGCACCACTGTTGGTGTCTTCAAAGGCGTAAGATGCGCTCTGAAAAGTGCTAGAACCACCAGTCAAGAACTGAGTTACATCGTACCTAGAATCTGTTGCCTTTATCAAAGCCTCAAGTTGATTCATTACGTTGATAAAAGACCTGCTAGAACCTGAACCAACAATCATCAAAGGGATGTCTGTATTTAAGGCAATGCGACCCATGTCATTAGCAGTGATGGTTACTTCTAGTTTCTTAGTTGTCGGTACATAACTCATGTCAATGTTTTGGATAAAGCCATAGAACAAGGGTTGCCAAGTGCTTATGTTTAGCCATTCGATACGTATGCGCTGGTTGCTCTGATAGTCAGGACCATTTAAAAAGTCAGACAAGCTCGACTTCATTAGTTTGACAGTGGCAGTTCCAACGCTAGGTCTAGCAAAAGTTCCCTGCTCAACATTGACACCACGATCTATCTCTAACTCAAAAGTGTCACACTGTAAAGAGTTCCAAGTGCCAGAGGGTTTCTCGTATTGAATACGAATGCCAGTCTTAATATCCCATGTCATTAGTTAGTCACAAAATACTTTCTGCCAGACTTCTTTTCAAAGGTTCTAATCGCCTTGATGATGTCCTCAGCTGAAACGTTAGCCTTGTTGATGTTTACGGTGTAGGACTTTTCCTTGGTGTCATTAGCCAATGCCTGAGCAGATTCACCTGTGTTTTGTAGTGATCCACTTAGTGCCAGGTATTCAGATAATCTTGTTCCAGAACCCAGTAGACCCTTGGCAACGATGTTTCCCTGTGCTGGACCTAAAGCGATAAGTTCGTCAATGACGTTCTGACCTGCTCCACGTGCCTTAAGTTTCTCTAGGTTGCCTCTGAAACCTCTAGCAGCATCTACTACTCTTTTCAGTTTGTTGATAACAACATCCACATTAAATATAGAGTTTTCATCTTTACCGAACAGACCAGACTTGAGACCAACATTGTCTCTAAAACGTTTGCCTGTGTCAGCGATAGCCTTGAGAGCCTTGTCTCTAGCTGCAATAACTTTGTTCTTCACTGCCTCTTGACTTGCGAGATAATCCTGCTCGGAGGCGAAACCTAAAGCAATCCAAGATACACCGTCAGCAGCGATACCCGGACCGATAGGAACCTGCCCAAAGTTGGATGGTAGACCTTGAGTTACAAGTCCGTACTTCTCTTGCTCCTCTGTCGCATTCATCCAGCCCTCAGCCAAGAAACCTAGACCTACAACTAGAGCACCAATACCAGTAGTAATCAAAGCAGTTCTCAGCAACTTAGTGGCAGTTACAGCTCGACCAGTTGCAGCAGTGTAGATGTTTACAGCACCAGATAACAAAGTCCAACTAACCTTGGCAAATACCACAGCAGCCGTCAGAGCCTTGACTTGGACAATGTTGTCCAGAATGAACCTAGTAACGTTAGCAACCGTTTCACCCATAATGACAAATAGATCAACTACCTGTCTAAGATTCTTTTGACCTTCAGGGGTTACAAGGTAAGCACTAAACTCTTCCAAGGCTGGAAGTAAAGCCTCGCCAATAGTTTCCTGAATGTCAGCAAAGATAACTTCTAAACGCTTGTAAGGGTCTAAGTCAGCAGCAGTTTTAGCAGCACCCTTGAACTGTGTGTCAAGTTGTCGCATGAAGTCAGCACCGTCTTTGATGCTTGGAAGTAACTTACGAAGTGCACCAGTATTACCGTTGAATGCTTTAGAGATGGCATTAGTGACTGTGCCTAAGTCTTTACCTGTGCCAGCAGATACATCTAGAGCAGTGTTTAGTAA